TTATCATTAAAACATACATAGAAAAATAATAATATCTTTAAAAGATTTTTCTTATTTGATATAATTAAGGTTATGTGTAATATAAGAAATTAACTAGGAGGAATAGAAGTGAGCAAAAGAAAACAAGTAACAATACCTATAGAGAAAATACAAGAACAAGATAAATATATAGAACAAATACACAGACAAAACGAAGAATACTTCAATAGAACTGGAAAGAGAAAACTCGTGTTTACTCAAACCTTTGGATGTCCTTTAGTGTAAGTTAACATGGTTATATGCTCACTACTATTATTAACATATAAAATAAGCTATTCAATGATTTATGAATAGCTTATTTTTATTATTTATATATAAATGTATTTGTAAGATTATTTTTAAATTTTATGCTATGTATTATGCCATTTTTTATTGTTATATTATCTATCATAGATTCAATAAAATCTTTTAAAATTTGTTTATCCATATTCATAACTAATCTTTTATAGTCAACAGTTTTTTCATTCAATAAATTAAATGAAAGTAAAAAATTACTTGCAGTTTTTAAGAAGGACATATCATTAGGTAAAGAGTTATTATCTGCTTTTTTAGATTCAATCTCCAATTTATTATTAATTGCAGATAAATTTTCTTTAAGTGAAACTTTTTTTAAAAGATACTGTTTTTTTGACATATCTTTAGAGAATAAAAATAAATCTTCAAGTTTATTAAGAGCATTTTCAAACTTTTCTTTTTCTGATAATAGAAGTTTAATAGTAGTATCTTTCATATTACTGTTTTTCTTTTTAATATTATTTCTATTTAGCTGCCTAATCTTTTGATTCTTTGAAACATATATACAAATGTACATGTTTTCAAGCTCATCTTGTTTTATTCCAACTATGTTTTTAAATGTATTACCTTGAAGGAGTCTTTTTTCAAGTTCTTTTATATTTTTAACTCCATAAATGTGTACTTTTATAAGATTTAGTATATAGTTGAAAATAAATGGACCTAGAGTTATATCTGTAATAATTTTAGAATTACAATAAACATCCTTAAATTTACTTGAGCACCTATATGATGAAGGTTTATAGCCATTTTTTCTAGGCCTATCAAGGTTTGATACAAATCTATTACCACAACATCCACATACTAGAAATGAACCAAATATATGGGTATTTATAACATTTTTTCTAAAGGATGCTGAAACTTTTGAACCATTTGTATTCATTATGTCATTACAGTTTTGCCATTGTTCAGTAGATATTATTTTACTATGATTATTATCTATTATAATCCATTCTTTTTCATCTTTTATTTTTCCTCGTGCACTTTCTCTATAATTATAACGATAAGTTCCTTTATAAAATGGATTTCTTATAATGTCGCAAATTGTTTTACTTGTCCATATTCCATTTCTTTTTGTTTTTATATTATTATTGTTTAAATAAGATGAAACTTTTGAAGTTGATTTTAATTCTTCGTATTTATCATATATCATTTTTACTATTATGGATTCTTGAGTGTCGATTTGAGGGAACTTACTTTCCTCATCATAAGTATAACCAATAGGACAATTAGCACCATTCCACAATCCTTTTTCAGCTCGTGAAAGCATAATTGAGTATACTCTTTCTGCAGTAAGTTGTCTTTCAAGTTCAGCGAATACAAGTATTATTTTTAACATTGCTTCACCCATAGCTGAACTAGTGTCAAATTGTTCATTTTTACTGATAAATATTACATTTAGTTTTTTTATTTCTTCATAGGTATCGCAAAAATCAAGTAAGTTTCTTGATATTCTATCTATTTTCCAAACTAGTATATGAGTAAATTCTTTATTTCTTACTCTATTCATCATATCTTTGAAAGCTGGTCTATCTGTGTTTTTGCCACTATATCCTGCATCTTCAAATATTTCATAGTCATCTATTCCAAGTACATATTTGGAGTAGTTTATAAGCTCTTGGCGTTGGAATGGTAGGGAATCTTTGTCTACTTGATAGTGTGTACTTACTCTTACATATAGTGCAGATTTCATATTATCACCTCTCTAAGTAGAGTTTATAAGAGTTGAAATTTGTTTAAAATAGTATATTTAGCATGATGAAATGATACAATTTAATTATTTTCATGATACTACAATAAAATCTAGTTAAATATTATAAGATGGGTAATATGGAAGAATAAGTTTGATATGAGTGAAGTAGAAAAGAAAGTATTATTGTAATATTTATAGCTAATCTTACAGTTTTGTTTGTAAGGCTATATAAATTTTCTAAAACACTCAAATATTAGAATAAAATGTTCTAAAATAAAGCGTATTACATAACCTGTACAAAAATAGAGTAGCCTAAAGCCATCTTATCTTTGTACAAAGGAAATGTAATATTTATAGTACATGCTATTTTTTATAAATATATTTAGAATTATAATATTATTTTATGTATTTTTTTATGATGAAAATTAAATCATCTTTTAATTCTTTTATATCTATCACTTCATCCATTTTGTATTCTAAATAATCATTTTCACCATTAGGAAGAGAGATAGTTTTATTAGATGAATTTAGCGTTATTTTGCATATCCAATTTTTAATATCATTTTTATATAATATAAATATATCATCTTTTACTTTTTTATAACTTATTTCATCCTTAGATACATTTTCTATTAAAATGTCTTGAACTATATCTATTGCTTTTAATTCATCTTCTGTTAATAATATATTATTTTTAGGTTCGATTTCGGGTTTAGGAAGATTATTTTCATCTTGTTTTTTTGTTATATCATTATCTATTTTATTTTTTTCTTTCTTTTTGCTATCTTTCACTTTCTTTTTTTCATAATCTTCATTGTCATTCTCTAATAGGAGCTTTAATTTTTCATTCATAAAATCATTAACAAATTGAGATAATGACCTTTTTACAATAGGTCTAAATTTTTCAACTACATTTTGAGTTTTAATTCCATTATAAAAATCATTTATTATGAATCTAACAAATTCATCAGATGGATTTTCTAATTGCATATTTAATTGTGCTTTTATTAAACTAGTGTATTTTAATTCTGATGCGATATTAAAGATTGTATCTATATCAAAAGAATTTTTAGTGAATTTTTTTAGATGAGATATTTTATTGTCATCCATATTTAATAAATTTAATACCAAAAATGGTTTTTCATCCATTTTATTTTTTTCTTCCAAATCAGTGAAGAATTTATAAATTATTCCATTAGTAAGTATTGCAAATTTTGCTTCTGTTGCTGTAAAATATCTAAAGAGTTGAGCATCATGTTTTTTTAATTTATCACTTGCACATTTTGCTTCTATTAGAATCAATGGTTTGCCATCTTTTAATATTGCATAATCAACTTTTTCACCTTTTTTAACACCTACATCTGCTATAAATTCAGGCATAAACTCTAATGGATTAAAAATATCATATTCTAAAATTTGAAATAATGGCATTATTAATGCTGTTTTTGTTGCTTCCTCTGTGGTTAAGTTATTTTTTAATGTTTCTATCCTCTTACTAAATTGATTTATTTTATCTGAAAAATCCATAGTAACCCCCCATATCATAAATATACATATATAGTTAATAATATACATAAAGTAACCTATTTATCAATATATTTTATGGAAAAGTCTACTTTTATATGTAAAACAAGTTATTTTTGATTTATTATATAACCTTCACATTAATTCAATAACATAAAAATAGAGCAGTTTGTAATTGTTCTATTATTATGCTATCAAGATATTTACTATTATATTTTCCTTCTTTTCAAGTTTTCTTCAATAAAGTACTCACATAGAATGAGACAATCTATTTCTAATGCAAGTGACAAATCAATAATTACATCTATATTTATATTCTTATATAGCCCCCTTTCTAGCTCTGAAATGTAAGTTCTACTTAAATTTGCTTTTTCAGACAAATCTTTTTGTGTTAATCTTCTTTTTTTTCTTAATTCTTTTAACATACTAAAACCTCCCTTTACTTTAATTTATACATGTTGACATTTGTAGAATTGTAAAGTAAATGACGGTGATAGCGACATTTTTGAGTAAAAATATGTGCTAAAATGTAATTAAGAGAATTCTATGTGAATAGAGTGTGAAAATAAAGAGTGGCTAGAATTTTTAATACATGATAGAGGGGGATACTTTAAATGGGGGATTTAGAAATAAAGGTATTAGAATTAAATGAAATATTAATTGAATTAGATAAGCTTAATTCAGAAAAAATAACAGAATATTTTGAAATATTGCTCTCTATTTATGAAAAAGATGAATAAATAAACTATGAATTATAATTAAAAGGTAATTGTATTTAATATTTTTAAATAAAAAGAGATGTTTAAAAATAATTAGTTTATTTTAAAACATCTCTCTAAATTTATATAAGTAAATATTATTTTTTTGATTTTTCTTCTTCCAAAAACACTTTTGCTATATTTAACATTCTATTTTGTGCTTCTTCACTCAATTCAGTAAAGATTTTCAACATGTTTTTTATATCTTCTGGGGAATCTAATTTTTCAATAAATTCATTTATTTCTTTTTCATTTGATTTTCCAAGAAGATAATCTGTAGATACATTAAAAAATTCTGATAGTTTCAAAATTATATCATGAGGTGGAAAGCGTTCTTCTTTTTCATAGAAAGAAATCATTTTAGGTGTTAGCCCTAAAAAAGTTGAAAGTTCTTTTTGAGTAACATCTTTTTCAATTCTCAATTCTTTTATTCTATTTCCAATCATATTATTTAGCCACCTTTTTAAATTTATTGAACTATTAGTTCTTAATTATCAATTATATACTATTTTTTTTGAAAAATCCATTGACAATGTACTAATAGTACTGTACTATTAGTACACAAGATAAAATAAAAGAAGGTGATAAATTGAATAATTTAAAAACTCTTAGGATAAAAAGAAATTTAAGTAGAAATGAGTTAGCATCTGAATTAGGTCTTACAAGTAGGTATATAGCTTTCTTAGAGAAAAATGAAAGAATACCATCTTTAAGTACAGCAGTAAAGATATCTAGCTACTTTAATACCTCAATAGAGGAAATTTTTTTGGAAAATGAATGTACTAAAAGTACAGTTAAGGAAGGTGAGGATATGAAATGATTTTACTAGATTAGAACTTTAAAATTTAGATGCAGAATATAAAGAGAGGTGATTAGATGAATAATATAAAAAAATATACTTTAACTATTACAGAAGAGTTATACAACAAGTGTAAAGAAAAAGCTAATCAGAGAGGTATGTCAATAAATGAGTACATACTGTTAGTGATTAGCAATAATATATAAATTATTCTTCAATATTAATTTTAATTTCTCCTTTTGTTTGTTCATAATCTTCAATATGTTTTTTTATTAGTTGTTCAATCTCTTTATTAGCAGAGCGGCCTTCACTTTCAGCTATATATTTAATTTTCTCAAGCAAAATTCTATTTATTCTTAAAGTGTATTTAGGCAGTGAAGTTGACATAAGAATACCTCCTTTTTAAAGTCTAAATGATGTCATTATTATATCATAAAAATAATTTATAGAAAATCTATAAAATGTATTGACGGCACAAAGACGGCGTGATATTATTGAAACAAGGAAGGGGATGACGGCAAAATGAACTCAAATAAAAAAAGAATAACAGTCAGAATGCCCGAAAAATTAAATGAAGAAATAACAAGAAAGTCAAAGTACTTAGGTTTAACTAAAAACTCATTCATATTAGATATATTATGGAAGGAATTTGACTTATTAGAATATAGAAATTATAAATCGGAGGCAGATAAGCATGAATAATTTACAAATATTTAAAAATAGTACTTTTGGTGAAATAAGAGTAATCGAAATAAGAGAAGAACCTTGGTTTGTTGGGAAAGATGTAGCAGAAAAGTTAGGTTATTCAAATATAAGTGATGCTTTAACAAAACATGTTGATGAAGAAGACAAAAAGCAAATCGCATTTCACGATTTGAAGGAATTAGGATTTATTGATATGGGAACAAAAGGAACTCCTATTATCAATGAAAGTGGACTTTATTCTTTAATATTAAGTTCTAAATTACCAAATGCAAAAGGATTTAAACGTTGGGTTACTAATGATATATTGCCTAGTATTCGTAAAGTTGGTACATATAACATGGTAAATTCACAATTGAGTGATAGCTATTTGATAGAAAATCCAATAGAACGTGCTAAACGTTGGATAGAAGAACAAGAAGCAAATCAATTAAAGATTCAAGAAAAAGACAAAGTGATTCAATTGCAGCAGCCAAAAGTACTATTTGCTGATGCAGTTCTAGGTTCTGAAAATTCAATATTAGTTGGTGAACTAGCAAAAATATTAAAACAAAATGGTGTAGATACAGGTCAAAATAGGCTCTTTGATTGGCTTAGAGATAATGGATATTTAATTAAGCGTAAAGGTGAGGATTATAATATACCAACTCAAAAAAGTATGAATTTAGGAATAATGGAAGTTAAAAAAAGAGTAATAAATAATCCTGATGGAAGCACTAAAGTAACCAGAACAGTAAAAATTACTGGGAAAGGACAAGTTTACTTTATAAACAAACTAAAATCAGATAATAAAATTAAATTAGTTTTTTAAAATAGATTACAAATAATCTAAGTTTATCTTAAAAGGAGGAAAGTATATGGCAAAGATAGCAACAAAAGCGTTAAACAGTATTTACTACAAAGCTAGATTAGAATGTGCAGAAAGAAATAAAGATATGAGGAGTAGAGAGGGTACATCACAGTATTTATCAATGGATTGTACAAAATTAGCAAGAATTGAATTAGGAAATATCACACCTAGAGCTGATGAAGTGTTACAAATTTCAAGTGTATATAATGCACCAGAACTAATTAATTATTATTGTAAGAATCAATGTTCAATAGGAATTAGATATGCACAAAACTTAGAACTAAAAAATTTGGATAGATTAACCATTGAAATTTTAGCAACTAGAAATGATTTTGAAAAAATGACTGAAATATTACTTGATATATCTGAAAAAGGTTCAGTAGAAGAATATGAAAAAGATGATTTTAAAAAATATGTATTAGACACATTAAATCAAATTTCAAAATTAGCACAAGAAACTGATTTATGGGCTAGAAAAAACATTTAATAGGCGGTGTTAAATTATGATGAATTACAAAACAGAAGAAGAATTTCAAGCACAATTAAAAAGGACTTGGAAAGCATTGAATGAATGTGGGATTTATACAATGGAAGAAGCAGAAAGAGCATTTCAAAATATTCCACCAATAGATATATCATATATGGTTACACCATTAGATTTTGATGAAATATATAGAATTAGAAAAGAAATGTTTGGCCATTAATCAAGGAGGAAAATTAGTATGGAAGGATTGGTATTAAAATTTGATTTAAGTAAATTCAAAGTAGGTAAGGCAATAAAAATAAGCTCAAGAAAAATTAATTTTGAAGGAGATTGTATTGTAATAGTAGCTACTAGTGATGAATTAAATTTAGCTTATTTTGATAAATATAGAGGATGCATACAATATCAATTATTAACGATAGAAGATATTCAACAAGGCGATTATAATATTAGATTTTTACATTAAATAAAAGGAGTGAGTGTAAGTGAATACAGCTAAAATATTTGCAATAAGTCAAATTAAAAGAGCTAATATAGAAATTGAAAGGTTAAAAGATAACAATGAGACTAGTAATATTAATATATTAAATTGGTGGGAAGGTGTAAAAATAGCCAGTGAAAATATACTTAAAATGCTTGAATATGATATTGAATTAGAAGCATCTGATGATTTTAGGGAAATTATGATGTATCAAGAATATTTAGAAAGGGAGAGGCCTTTAAATGTACAGATATAAGAAAAGAGCCTCTGCAAAGGCTCAATTCAAAAAAACATCATAATATCAATATAATTATAACACAGAGGGGACTATTTTGAAAAGTAGAGAAGAAATAATTCAAGTATTAGAAGAACAATTATTTTTATTAAATTTTACAACAGTTGATGAAGTAGATTTAGATTTAAAATTTGGACAAGTATCAGCATTAGAATCTTGTATAGATAAACATAAAAAAGAGTGGAATTTAGAACAGTTTAAGCAACATTTAGAAGATACTAAGTTGAAAAAACTTTATGGTGATTACATAGATGGCTTTATGAAAATCTTAGAACAAAACATAAAATATATGGAGGGAGATTGATGGATAACAAAAATATATATATTAAATTAATGGATGTAAGAGTCAGATTTAATAAACTAGACATTAAAAAGAGTGGTCAAAATAAGTTTGCTAACTTCAAGTATTTTGAGTTAGCAGACTTTCTACCTCAAGCAACAGATTTATTGGAAGAAGCTAAATTATGCCCTATAGTGACTTTTACAAATGAGTATGCAACATTAACATTGATAAATGGAGAAAACCCATTAGAGCAGATTACATTCACTTCTCCAATGCGAGACTTACAACTTAAAGGCTCTAATGAATTACAAGCACTAGGAGGTATAGAAACCTATCAAACTAGATATTTGTATATTCAGTTACTTAATATAACTGAAAATGATAGTTTTGATGCAATAAGTGGTAAAGAGCAGTTTAAAAATAATACTAACTTAAATAAATTTGATGAAGAAAATAGAAGTAATGAGGTTAAATTTTTGTCTACTAAACAATTAAGTAGATTGTATGCAATAGCTTATAATGCTGGTGTTAGTAAAGAAAAGTTGAAAGAAAAGGTTTTTAAGCAGTTAGGCAAAGAAATCAAAGATTTAAATAGAGAAGAATATGACATGATTTGTAAAGCTTATGAAAATGTAGAAAAAAGAGAGGTGTAAAATGGCTAGTTATTTAGTTTATGAGTGTGATAGATGTAAAAATAGAGTTAATAGTGAATTAGAACTTGTAACAATGCCAGTATTGAGGTCTTGTGAGTATGATAAAGATGTAAATATAATGATTGGGAGAAAGAGCTTTATAGAAGTATGTTTTGATTGTTTAATTTATATAACAGAAGAGATGGAATTAGTTAGATAAGAGGGTGAATACCTTGAAATATACAATATTAGGATTTAGTCAGAAAAAAGCAGTAGAATTAGGTCTCAATATAAGAGATTTGCTTATATTAAGATGGTTTGTAGATTTTTTAGGAAGTGGAAGAATGTCAAGAAAGATGATTGAAGGAATTGAATACTATTGGATTGATTATTCAGGAGTAATAGAAGAACTGCCAATACTTTATACAGAAAAGCAAGACACAATATATAGAATACTTAAGAAGTTGGACAAATTAGATATACTTGAACATGCTACTTTAAAACAAGGAGGAACATGGAGTTACTATAAATTAGGATATAGATATATAGAGCTAATTAGTAACACTAAAAGTTATCCACATGTCGGAAATATATCCGACTGCTCGGATTTAAATCCGACCCAAACGGATATATTTCCGACCCAAACGGATATAAATCCGGAACGAAAAACCCATCTACTATATCCTTCTACTATACCTTGTAACTATACTACGCAGACAAGTGCTGTAGTAAATAAAAATAAAGAAATAATTGAAGAAAATACACACTTAAAACTAAGTGAGAATATGAAAAAGAAAGTAGTAAATTGGGATGAAGATAGATTATTAAAAGCTATATATATTTTTATAAATAAGAAAGGTGAGGTATTCAATTTTTTAGAAAAGATATATAAGGATAATAGGAACTTTATTAGTAATGATGCTGGTCAAGTTACTAAAACCAAATTTGCTAACTTTACGGAAACATATATTAAATATACATCTAGTGAACTTGATGAAATAATCAAAAAAAGTCAAAAAGAAAAGTTTAAAAAATAGTTAGATAGGGGGATATATAAGCTGTGCTTAAAGTAGAAAGATATTTTAGTGGTTCTGTTATAAATAATATTATAGAAGATGATTTAACACTTAAAAACTATCTTGCATTGTACTGTTGCATAATTGGAGTAACAAGAAATGGAGAAGAGATGTATCCAACTTCTGAAAAAATGTTAATAGAGTTTGGTATTGAAAGAAGAATGAAAAAAAGGAAAAAAGATATACCAATAAAATTGACTAATGTTACAACTGGTGAGGAAAAAGTTTTTGAATCATTAGATAGTGCAGCTTGTTTTTTAAGATTAAAACATCAAGCAGTTTACCAAACAATTAAAAAGAAGAGTAAAACTAGAAGTGGATGGAAAGCTGAATATCTTGAGGAGGAATAATGGAAGTTTCAAGGACAGAATATACAATTAAAAGAGCAAAAGAATTATATGATAATGGAGAAGATATATTTACTGCAATAGATAAAGCTAGAGAAGAATATGAGGAGATGTTGAAAAATGAATATTTTAACTAGCATCACGTTAATAATAACTAGTTTCATAGTAGGGAGAATTTATGAGTATAGACTAAATTTAAAAGAGTGTGAAAATTGTTATAGCAAGAACTATAAGAATAAAGAATAAATTACAGGTGTAAATTCTATAGAATGGATGGGTGAAATAAAATGAAAAAGTATAAAATCAACTTTGAGGAAAAAGTAACTTTAGAACATGAAATTATAGTTGAAATACCAGAAGAAGTAAGCATAAATGACATTTGCCATTGTATAGAGCATAAATGTCAAAGAGTATATGATATAGCAGATTATATAAAAGAGTTTAATGGGAGACAAATAGATTTTACAGAAGATACTTGTGGAAACACTGAAATGTTAGTTGAATCATTTAGGAATTATAAGGAGTGATTTCATGAAACGAAGAAGATGCAGTTGGTGTGGCAAACTATTTTATCTTGATGAAAAATCTAAGGAGACTTACTGTTGTAAGGAATGTAGGAAGAAGGCTAATAGGGCTAGGAGTAAAGATGATGAATAAATTCCAAAAGGCAGTTTCTCAAATGGTAAAGCAAGAGGAAAAAGAGAATTTATGGCAAGGATACGAAAATTGTAGGGTAGGTAGAAGTATACCAAGTTCAATAAGAATATATGTAAAAGGATTTAAAAGGTTTGGATATAGTGTACATGAGGTTTATAACTTTATAAATGGTATTAATAAGTATGAGTAATTTTAAGTGATAAAGGGAGTATTTGATTGAGTAAATACAATAATAAAAAAATTGTAATTGATGGAATTAAATTTGATAGTAAAGATGAGTCAGAGTATTATTTATATTTAAAAGAAAGAAAGGCAAATGGAGAAATAAAAGATTTTGGACTTCAACAAAAGTTTGAACTACAACCTAAATTTAAAAAAGATGGAAAAAGCTATAGGGCTATTACATATACAGTTGATTTTGCCATATATAAATGGAATGGTGAAGTTGTTTATATAGATGTGAAAGGATATAGTACACAACAAGGTGAACTTAGAAAAAAGCTTTTTGACTATAAGTATCAAGATAAAATACTTATATGGATTTCTAAGAGTAAAAAGTATGGGGTGGATGGTTGGATAGAATATGATGAACTTAAGAAAAAAAGAAAGGAAAATAAAAAGAAAGTAGCTTAAATAAATAGGGGTGATGTTATGGCAAGTAAAGTTAAAAAGGAGTTTTTTATGGCAACTAAAAAGCACCTTGAGAACTACAAACAATTACATATTAATATTGAAAGTCTAAAACTTCAAATAAAAAATCTTAAAGAGTGCCATTTAGGTGATTTTATACAAGGTTTAAGCTATGACAGCATTCCTATAAGTAAGACTAATTCAATAAGTAATCAAGTTGAAAATGAGTTAATTATTCTTGAAGAAAAGATAATAGAAAAACAGATAGAACTATATGAAATGGAAGCACTAAAATATACAATAGATTCGGCTATAAATAATCTGAAACCAATACATAAACAAATTATAAGGCATAGGTATATAGAAGGCTTAGAATGGAGTTTAATAGTTGATAAAGTATACTTAGAAGAAAGACAATTAAGGGAAAGAGCTAATCAAGCTATTAGTTCAATATCAATAGCTTTATTTGGTAAAAAAGCACTAATAGAGCAAGAACCATTATTTAAGATGTTAGATTTATAGGCAGTTAATAACTGTCTATTTTTTTGTGAAAAAGATATATGGAAGTTATTGACAATATCACGCATACGTGATATAATTAAAGTATAGAAAGGAGGTGAAAAGAAAGTGGCTAAGAAAATAAAAGAGTTCAGAAAACTCATAAAAGAATTAACTGAACTCGTACTCGAAGTTGGCACACTATTAGCAGTCATCAAAATGTTAATAGATAGCCTACATTAGTAAAACGTTAAGAGTGGAAGTTGCACCTTCCCTCTTAACTAAATTATAAAACATAGTCACTGAAAATACAATGAATAAGTACAGAAAGTTAACATTTGAATTATTGAAATTACTGTATGATACTATTAAATTGATTGGAGCATTAATCCTGTTATATTATGTTATTAACTCAATTTTATAGTAATGATTAAGGGGGATTTTATGAATCGATTTGAGGGCATTTATAGCTTTGCAGAAGCAACAAAATTATGGAACTTGAAAGACTCTACACTTAGAAAAGCAGTTGCAACAGGAAAATTAGTTGAAAATATTGATTGTAAAAAATTTGGTCGTGATTGGGTAGTAACTATTGAAGCAATGGAAAGAGAATATGGAAAATTAGATAGTATAATGAAAGACCTAGATTAAATTCTAGGTCTTTTAATTGCCGTTTTTCTGCCGATTTTATAATTTAAAATGTGAGATAATAGTATTGTGGAAATGAATATTTCCCTCTCAAAACTAAATATATATGTGAGCTAGGTTAAGGGATTCGCCTAGCTTATATGAACAGACTAGGCAGGGCATGAGGATGTTGTAAGTTCAATTCTTACTATGTTCAAAATATTTTTATTAATACACTATATGTAGCAGTTGAATTTAGATTAAAATCTCATACAATTTTGTATCTTAATTCAGGTGTCTAAAAGAGTGGGGCTTGGTAACCTCACTCAATGTATAAGTGCTGGTGCATAATTCTAGGTTCAATTCCTAGAACTTATTCCTTATAAATATAATATGTATCCCCCATTAAAAAGACTTAGATTAATTTCTAGGTCTTTTATATTCTTATATTTTAAAAATTAGATTTTATACTAAATAAATTAGGGAAAGAGCTAAGAAGAAAGGTTATTAAGATTAAAAAAGAATTAAAAAAAGAAATTGAAGAAGAAAAAATTATATAGATTTTTTATAAAGACTTTAACAAGAGTACTTTTTTATCATCAAAACAAACAAATAAAAGAGGTGGTGATTTGCAAGATGTTAAAGAAAAGGTAAAAAAAGATTACCTAGAAGGTATGAAACAAAAGAAAATATCAGCAAAGTATGACATTAGTTTAAACACTCTAAAGTCATGGATAAAAAGATACAACTGGGTTAGTGAAAAAAAGAAAGGTGCACCTATAAACAAAAAGGGTGCACCTTTTTATAATAAAAATTCAGTTGGACATGGTGCTCCAAAAGAGAATAAGAATGCTGAGAAATTTGGGTTCTTCTCAAAGTATTTACCTGAAGAAACCCAAGAATTAATTAATGATATAAAAAATAAAGATAAGTTTGATATTCTTTGGGAACAGATAATAATTCAATATGCAGCAATAATAAGAGCACAAAAGATAATGTATGTTAAAGATAAAGAGGAAATGATTAAAGAGCTTAAAAAGCATGAGAGTACAGAAAATATTGAGAGAATACAATATGAATTTCAATTTTCATGGGATAGACAAGCTTCTTTTCTTAATGCTCAGAGTAGAGCTATGAGTGAACTTAGAAGCCTTATAAAGCAGTATGATAGTATGATTCATAAAGATTGGAATCTAGCAACAGAAGAGCAAAAACAAAGAATTGAAATATTAAAATCTAAAATACCAAATAAAGATGCTATTAATATCAATTCACAAATAACAGCTCTTGCAGATTTGATAAATAATCCAGTAGACGAGAGGATTATAGAAAATGATTAACTATTCTCCACTCACAAAAAGACAAACAGAGTACATAAGGAAAAGTAAAGGTAGTTGGTTAAATGTTTTAGAAGGTGGAAAAAGAGCTGGTAAGAATATTATAAATTTGATAGCTTATTCTATGTGTTTAGAGGTTCATCCAGATAAATTACATTTAGTAGCAGGTGTTTCACTAGGAGCTGCTAAGATGAACATTATAGATAGTAATGGTTTTGGTTTACAGTATCTATTTGAAGGTAGATGTAGAGAAGGTGAATATAAAAATAGAGATGCATTATATATTCAAACTTTAACTGGAGAGAAGATTGTCATTATTGCAGGTGGAGGAAAAGCAAATGATGCAGCAAGAATAAAAGGTAACTCATATGGAACAGTCTATATATCAGAAGTAAATGAGTGTCATCAATCATTTGTACAAGAGGTTTTTGATAGAACACTAGCAAGTAGTAAAAGACAGTTATTCTTTGATTTAAATCCATTTTCACCAAGTCATTGGTTTTATAGAGACATATTAGATTATCAAGATGAATTGAAAAATAGTGGAGAGAATGAGGGATATAATTATTCACATTTCACTATAAAAGATAATTTAAGCATAAGTAATAATGTATTAAAAGAAGTTTTAAGAACCTATGATAAAACATCACTTTGGTATCAAGCTGATATATTAGGGAGAAGAGTAGCAGCAACAGGAAGAATATATACTGGATATAAAAAGAGTGAAGTTGTTATAGATAGAAACTATATAAAAGATAATAATATAACATTTATTGAATTTAGTATAGGCATAGATATTGGTGGTACAGATGCAACTGTAGCAACTCTAACAGGTTTTACTAAAGGCTATAATGAGATTATAGAGTTAGATGGATATTATCATAAACAAGGGAAAAATCACGGTTATACACATGACAAGTATGCAAAAGAAATAGTCGATAAGATTGAGGAGTGGTCAGATACCTATCCTCATTTTTTATTTTCTACATACATATTCTGTGAAAGTGCAGACAAGTTATTTAGACAAGCCCTAAGCAATGAATTGAAACGAAGAGGTATAAATATACAAGTAACACCAAGTTACAAAAAAGATGGGATAGTAGATAGAATAAGGCTTGTAAATATACTAATAAATCAAGGTAGATATAAGATTATGAAACATTTAAATAAATGGGTAGAAGCTATTGAAAATGCAATATGGGATGATGATGAAAAATCAAAGGGAAATTGGGTTCGTGTTGATGATGGAAGCTATCCTGTTGATTGCCTAGATAGTTCAGAGTATTCGATACAACCATTTAAAAAGAGATTGGAGGTTTAAGAATGTGGGGTGGTTAAAAGAGATGGCTACTAAAACAGCTATAAAGTTACTTAATATACAACCAGCTATTGATAGGGAAATTACAATAAAAGAGCCATTGGGATTTAATGGTAATATAATGAAAAATAGAATTTGGTATAGAGGAGAACCTTCTGAATTAGACCAATTTTTTAAAAAAACTGCCAATGATTTAGTAAGTAAGTCTAGATTTTGGGCAGCTGTACCTAGTTCTGATTTTAATGTTAGAAAAGTACATTCAGGTATTCCTGCTATGATTGCTGAGAGATTGGCAGATATAGTTGTAGCTGATATGGATAAAATAGAACTTGATACAGAAGAATTGACTAATTTATGGACTTATATAAGTAAAGATAATCATTTTAATAAACTTATTGGAGAGTCTATTATTGAAACTTTAGTAACAGGAGATGGAGCTTTTAAAATAACAGTAGATACAGATATAACTACTAATCCAATTATAGAATATTATAGTGGTGAAAGAGTAGATTATAAATTTAAAAGAGGTAGACTATCTGAAGTACACTTTCTTACAGAATATTCAAAGGATAATTCAACATACACTTTAATTGAGATATTTGGAAAAGGATACATAATAAATAAATTGATTGATAGCAGAGGTCAAGACGTTCCATTAAGTACTTTAGATGAAACACTAGAGTTAAAAGATATCACCTATGAAGGTGATTTTTTAATGTCTGTACCTATGATGTTTTTTAAATCACCTAAATGGTTAGGGAGAGGGAAAAGTATATTTGATAGTAAGTCAGACAGCTTTGATGCTTTAGATGAAACTATAAGTCAGTGGGTAGATGCTATTAGAGATGGAAGAGTTAAACAATATATACCAGAAAGTTTACTTCCTAAAAATCCAGTAACAGGAGAAATTATTAAATCTAATTCATTTGATAATAAATATATAGCTATAGCATCTAGTTTAGCTGAAGATTCTCAAAATACAATAGAAATTCAGCAGCCATCAATTAATTATGAAGCATATGTAAATACCTATGCAAGTAATATAGATATGTGTTTACAAGGTATTATATCACCTGCTACTCTTGGTATTGATTTGAAGAAAACGGATAGTGCAGAATCACAAAGAGAAAAAGAAAAAACAACTTTATATACTAGAGGTAAAATAATAGATGTTTTAAATGAAGTTATACCAGAGATAGTATCAACTGTACTTAAAGTTAATGATTTATTGTATGAAAGAACTATAGGAGAATATAATCCAGTTATAAGTTTTGGTGAATACTCAACACCAAGTTTTGATACAGTAGTTGATACAGTAGGTAAAGCTAAAAGTTATGGAATAATGAGCACAGAAATGGCTGTAGATGAGCTTTATGGTGATACTATGAGTGATGAAAAGAAAGCAGAAGAAGTTCTTAGGATAAAAGAAGAAAATGGACTAATGGACATAGAAGAACCAGTAACTAATATAGATGGAATGAATGATGATGTAGTCAATGAGGGTGTGATCTAGTTGGCTTTAAATCCATATGATATATCATCTATTTATAGCGATATGGAACTTGATTTAGTGAAGTCAATGAAACAAAGCATGAAACTGCATGAGTCAGAAGAATTAAAAGAAGGTTTTAAGTGGGAACAGTGGCAGAAAACTAAATTAAGGGAAATAAAGAAATTTCAAAAGAGAAATAAAGGTATAATAAAAGATTATCAAAAGATAATTGATGGAGAAACAGATAAGTTACTAAAATCTAGTTTTAAAAATGGGTCTAAAAGGTCAGAAAATTTTATTAGTAAGACACTAAATAAGGTAGGTTCTAAAGTTAAAAATATGTTTGAACCTAAAGAAAAAAGCTTTTTTAAAATAAATGAAGATAAAGTTTTTAGTCTTATTAAATCTGTTAAAGGTGATTTACATAATGCAAATCATGCTGCACTTAGAAAAATGGATGATGTCTATAGACAAACAATATTCAAATCTCAAATGTATGTAAATAATGGAGCTATGACAGTAAATCAAGCAGTAGATATGGCTACTAAAGATTTTTTAGACAAAGGAATAAATTGTATTACATATAAAAATGGCAGAAAAGTAAATATATCTAGTTATGCAGAGATGAGTATAAGAACAGCTAATCAGCGTGTAACACTAATGGGGGAAGGTATAAAAAGAGATGAGTATGGAGTACATACAGTCATAACATCAAATCATACAAATACTTGTCCACTGTGTTTACCTTGGCAAGGAAGAGTATTAATTGATGATGTATATAGTAAAGGAAGTTCAAAAGAAGGAAGATATCCTTTATTAAGTGAAGCTATGGCTCTAGGTTTTTTACACCCAAACTGTAGACATCATCCAACTACATTTTTTCCTGAAATTAATGAAATTCCTAAACCTTTGACAGAAGAAGAAAAACAAGATGCTCTTGAAAGATATAATGTTGAGCAGAAACAAAGAGAAATTGAGAGAAATATAAGAAAATGGAAAAGAATAGAAGCTGGCAACCTAGATATTGTTAACATTGAAGATGCACATAAGAAGTTAGAATTATATCAAAATCAAATGAAGGAGCATTTATTAAAGCATAGCTATTTAAGAAGAGATTCTTGGAGAGAAAAATTAAGAAATGATGATATAATTAGTACATCAAAATATTTAGATTCCAGAAATAATAAATTAAAACAAGTTCTATCAAAAGAATTAGAAAAATTAACTAATGATGAAAAAGAAGTAATTAGGTATTATACAGGATTTGGAGCCAACAAAATTAATTCTGCTTTAACAACAGGCAAAGGAATGGAAGCTCTAAGAGATAAAATAGATGTATTAGATAAGGCTTTAGCTAAAGGTGTCATTAATGAAAATATAATTGTGTATAGAAAAACTATACCAGAATATCTAGGGATATTCCCAAAAGGGTACAAAGTAACTGATTTAGATATGATATTTGTGAAAAATAGAGTAATTGAGGCAAAAATTTTTACATCAACTAGTTTGAATGATTTTGATTATCAAGGTAGAAATGTATTTATTAGAATGAAAGTTTCAAAGGGGTATAAAGGAGCTTTATATGTAAAGAACGTAGCTATTGATAAATATAAATATCAAGAAGAAGTTTTATTTTCCAGAGATTTGAAATATATAATTAATGATGTTAAAATAGATAATAATAAATATTATTTAGATGCAGAGGTGATAGAATGAGTAAATTACCAAAGATAGGAAGTGGATTCGACTGTGATTTTGGAGCAGTTATCTTAGATCCTCCTTTATGCAGTGCTTGTAAAAATGTGTTTTTGAAAAATAATGAATTGAGTTGTTCTATGTATGAAGAAATTCCAAAGAAATATATTGAAAGTAAAAATTATGATTGTCCAAGTTTTACAACAAACAAAGAATCTTGTTGGTATCCTTCTGTGAAAAAAGAAATAGACAAGTTCTTTTCTGAAAAAAAATAGTTTTAGTATATAATTAATATTTATTTTATTGTTTTGATATTAA